CTTAAAAATGATACAGATTTAAGTAATATTAATTTATTTGAGGAAAAAAATATATATATGGAATTTTTATTATTAACAAAATTATGTTATTTATGTAATGATAACAAATGTTCTGGTGGTTATAATTGTAAGAATGGTTCTTATGATAAAAAATTTATTATTTGTATTTCAGATTTGAATACTGGCAAATGTAATACCAAAGAATGTTGTAAAATACATCTTACATCAAGAGGATTAATTCCATATGATGTTGTTTTTAATAGAAGTATAAGAATAAGCCATATTCCAAAGAAAGAAGTAATTAATGAAGAATTTTTTAGTGGCGATGAAAATACTAATATTGAAATTGAATTAAAAAAAAACAAATTAACAACTTCTATATTTAGGATGTAAGTTGGTTTATTTTGGCAATAATATCGTCTATTATTTTCGTATGAGTTTCTGTTGATGTTATTTTAAGTTTTTCTTTAAATAATTTTTGATTTTCAAGAGATATTCCTTTTATTGAATTAAAAGCACTAATTAAATTTTCTTTAAATTTCGGAGCTTTTTCTTCTAGGGGTGCTGGTGTGACTGGTGTTGCTGCTGCTGAGACTGCTGCTGAGACTTTATTTTCAATCTTTAACCATCCATAATCAGGTTGATATAATTCTGTCACATCAATACATTTGTTAAGATATGTAGTTTTACTGGTTTTACAATCACTATATATAATAAATATAAATTCTTCAATAATGTATATTTTCCAAAGTAAATCACGATTATTAGCATTGACAACAACATATGGAATATTATTTTCTAAAGGGATAAAAACATTAAGAAAATCTATAATTTTATTTATAATTTCTTCAAGCTTTTTGTCTTCATTGTATTGCGTGAAATATGTATAGTTGATAAGGTCTTGTGGAGCTTTTATATCTTTATTATATCCACCTGTATAATTATTTCTATAATTACTATCATTCTCAGTAATTTTTTTTATAAGGTTTTTTAATTTATTAGAAGATTGAGCTCCTATTAAAAATGGCCGTGGTTGATGAAGTAAAGTATTTTTTAATGATGAACGAATTATACTAATATTATTATTTACAATCTTTAATATTTGAGGTGTTCTTTTTAGTAAATAATTATTTAGTTCTTTTTCAGTTGATTCATTATCATTTTGATCACTATAAAAATTTACCATCTCTTTAAACATTTTTAGTTCCTCAAAAGCGCGTGAAAATGAAACATCTAAGTGATAAATTTTAAAATTATTATCATTCTTACACTCCATTGTCATACCAAAAACAAATCCATCTTCAGCATTAGATATATCTGTTTTATAAGTATCCATTAAAATATCAGTTTTGTCTGTTTTGTATTTAATATTATAAGTAGTATTCTTTAAATTAATATCGGGGTTAGAAGAGTCGCCATATTCTATATCATCACATTGGGGACAATGGCCAACAATTATTGTATAATTTGAGTCTTTATTAAATTTGGTTAATAAGTCAGGAACATATGTGTTACAAAAATAAGTATTATCTGTATCTTTTAAAGAATCTGGTAAAATGTCTTTTATCTCTTTTTCGGGTAGTTTATCATATGTTATACTTTTATTACGTAAAGCAATAATTCGAGGTGAAGCAAATATTCTATTCCAAAAATGATTGTTAAACTTATAAAATAAATGATCAAAAGCCATCATCTGTAATTTTGTATAAAGTAATAAATTATTATCATAAGTTTGTAATAAAGTTTGTTGTAGTGGGGATGACACATCAATACTTGTGCTATGTGCTTTTGCGAGTTTTTCTTCTTCTATAACGATGTCTACTAACTTTTTAAATTTATCAATTGTTTTAGTGTCATCGGGGGAAATAGGAGTAGAAAAAGTTTCATTAAAAATATTTAAATTAGTTATATTTGCGTCTTGTGCTAATTCAGTAATAATCACTATTTTACAATATTCAATTAAATCATAGTTAGATATATCAGCTTCATTATAATTATATTTATTAAAAAAATTATTAAATTCTTTATGTTCGTTTAAAGTTTTCTTTGTTAATTCTCCATGAACAAAAATATAATTGTTTATGACCAATAATGAACAAAATCCATCACTTTCTTTAAATAAATCATAACCTATTTTACCAAAATTAAAAAAGTTTGTTCTATTAGTATTACAACAATATATTTTTTCAGGGTCAACAATATAGCTTTTTAATGTAGCCATAGTCTTAAATGAGAAATCTTTAAAGTTTTCTTTATAGTAAAAATTTATCATTTCATGATTCCCAATTATTTTTATTAATCTTCCATTTTGTTCTTTAGCATATTTATTAATAATATTAATAAATAACAATAATTTTAATTCACCTTGTGGATGACAATGATAGTATCTATCTGTGTCGGGATTTTTAAAACAGTCTTTGAAAGATTCCAATTCTGAATCAGCTTTTACATCGGCTTTTGTAATGGTTAAATCAGATCTATATGAATCTAAAATATCGCCAACAATAATAACATGTGAATTGGTACCACACCATTCATAATCCAGATCAAATGGATATTCTTTATCATTATTGGTTTTTAAATATATTTCTTTTTCGTTACTTATATCTTTACTCAAATATTTTGCAAAATTTTCATCATTAAAATTTTTTTTTTTCTTAATAACACCAGCACAATCTCGTAGAGAAATTATAAATCCTTCAATATCACCATGAAGATCCGAAATAGCATATATGGGTATTTTTGAATCAATATTCATAACTGTATTAAAATCCATAATATATATATATATGTATATATATAATTTGTTTTTAATTTTAAACATATTAAATATTTATTTATATGTGAATAATTATAAAAAAATATAAGTGTTTTAATCTTATCAAAATATTAATTACCTTAACAATTAAAAAATGGATAATGTTTATTATTATTGCCTTTTACATTAGAATATATATATTTATATAACTTAATATTTGCATTAAATATTATATATAATTACAATAAATCATTATTTATAAATAAATTATCTATTAATGTAAAATATACATTTACCAAAATATATTAATAAAAAAATTACTTTTGACATTATAGCTTAATAGGTTTATTTTCTTAAATAGTTTTGAATATAATATTTGTACTATTTAGCAGTTAAAATGTAGATTTTACTTAAAGATATAAATATTATATTTAAAAATCATTATATATATATAATAAAAAAAAATGAAAAAATGTATATATTGCAAATCTCATTAAAAAGATAATTATTTCAGTTTTAATTTTGGAAAATGGCAGCTGCAGTTTCACGTGACAATCTTTTTGAAGGTCAACTTTCTGCTGCTGAAAAAGCGCAAATGTCGTTTGAAGAGCTCGAAAAATATTTACGAAAAATTTCGCTGATGGCGGAAACTCAGAAAGCTGAAAATGCTCTTTTACAAGCTACCAATGAGAACAAGTTTTTAAAAGCTTCTGCCGAAGCTCCTCTGGCTCCAGCTCGAGCTCCTCTGGCTTCTGATGCTCCTCTGGCTCCAGCTCCAGCTCCAGCTCCTGCTGTTTCTCTACCTGCTGCTTCAGCGGCTGGTAAGAAAAAAAAGCAAAGGGGTCGGAGAGCTTCAGTCGTTGGGCCTGACGAAAGCGAGGAGGTCAGCCAGTTAAACCTTGTTACTCAAGGGAACTTACAGAGTGGGCTGAGAGCGTGTGAGCGGTGCGTTGCAATGGGAACCCACAACTGCGACAAGCGCGTACTCCCATCTGGATTCTTCCATCCATCTGTGGCTGACATCGAAACGGTTCGCACTCGCGAGGCCCGCTTTTTGACAAATCGTGGGTTTAAGGCTGCATGCAAGTATTGTGTCCAAGGTAACTGTAACGGTATACCCTACGAGTACATGAGCTGTAATGCTCACAACAGTGAGCGTACACCGTAGCAGTAGGAGAGTGCCGGAAATAAGTAGCGTTAAAATCGTTAGTTCTTTAAAAACTTATTTATTATTCTTTAATACCATATCACAAAAAATTGAATTGTGTTCTTCTTAAAATATATTATTTATTAATCAAACATATATATATATGACAAAAAAATTAGATTTTTCAGTAAAATATGCTCCTTCAAAACCTAAAGATTTAATTGGATCACAAAGACAAATTTATGAAATAACAAAATGGCTTGACAATTTTAAATCAAATGCCAAGAAAAATATTGAGAAAAATAATGACAAAAAAAATAAAAAAAATAAAAAATTTAAAGACATTATAATTCCTGACAATGATAATGACCATGAAGAAGAATTTATAGATGATGAAGAAATACAAAGTAATATAACGTTTATAAAAAATAATAAATTAGAAGAAAGTTGTTGTTTATGTTTGACTGGAGATAATGGAACGGGAAAAACATCAATAATTAAAACAATACTTGAAAATAAAAATTATTATATAAAAAAAATTAATTTTTCAGATATAAATATAATAGAAAAACCAGATATTTTTGTTGATACAATTTTTTCTTATAATATAATTAGTGATGATGAAGATAATATAAATAAAGAAAAAGTTATTCTTATTGATGATATACAAAATGCTAATTCACAAATAGAAAAAAAAATTATTTCATTAATAATAGCATATAATGATTTATATTGGCACTGTCCAATTGTATTTATTGGGAGTAATAAACACAAAAAAATAATATCAATTGTTAAAAAAGAATGTTATAATGTTCCAATATATCCACCAACAAATGAAAATATGATTTCATTATTAGAAAAAATTTGTAATGGGGAAAAAATGAAGTTTGAAAATGAAGAAGTTCCAAAAAGAATATTAGAATATTGTAATAATGATTATAAAAAATTAATAATAATTTTAGAAGAATTATATAGAATATATAAAAGAACTGTTATTAAATTAATTGATTTAAATAAAAATATTGATTTAATGGGAATAAAAGACAGTGATAAATCTTTATTTGAAAATACAATTGAATTAATTGGTAATTATAAAAATATTGAAACTTCATTAAGAATATTTGAAACTGATAAATCAGCATTACCATTAATGATACAACAAAATCATTTTGGTGTAATGACAAGATTTAATAAAAAAAATAATTTGGAAACATTAATGAAAATAACAGAAAGTTTAAGTTATGGAGATGTTGTTGAAAACTTTTTGTATTCAGAACAAAATTGGACATTACAACAAACATGTGGATATTATTATTGTGTAATGCCATCATATTTATTTGATTTAAATATTGATAAACAAAAATTTATGTATGAAACAAGAAATTCACCATATAATAATTTAAAATTTACATTAGGTTATCCAAAAGATTTTAATAAAACATCAACAAGATGTATTAATTATAAAAATATTAAGAATGTTGGAAATTATTTTAATGGAATGACAATATATGATTATCTCATGTTAATAAAAATAATAAAAAAATTATTGGAAAAACAACGCTATGAAGAATGTAGAAATTTATTAAAAAAATATAATCTTACAGAAGCAATTATTACTTATGTTATAAAAATAGATAAAATAATAGAAAATGATATTGATGATAAAATATTAAAAAAAATAAAATTTATATCACCAGAAAATTATATTAATAATAAACCTATAAAAGAAAAAACAAAAAGAAAAAGAAAAACAATTGAATAATAAAATTATTTATTTTTACTATAAAATTTTAATAGAAAAAAATTTTATTTATATTATAAAACATAAATAGAATAGTAAATTTTAAGATTTTAGAATATTATTTATAATATAAAAAATAAAAGAATATAAAAATATTTTTTATAAATATTTAATATAAATGTTTGGCG